CGTGGAAGCACTCGAAGAAGTAGCCCTCGTTACGCCGGGGGTTGCTAAACGCAAACCAATACCTGTCTGGCGTGTTCTCAGTAAAGAAGCCCGCGCCCACCTCCCAGATCGGGTTGGGAATACCGGAAGACTCGTCGAATATCAACATCATCCCGTCTTGGTTGTGTACGCCCGCGTAGCTGTCCGGGTTCTCCGCCGACCACAGCTTGCCCTCGGCCGCCCAATAACGCGTGCCTTTCTTGAGGTCGCGCTCGACCAGCTCGCACAGCCACTGCGCCGGCACCAGCTTGGTGGCGCTCATCTCAAACCAGTGGTTGTTGATTGCCATTGCCGACCACTTGGTTAGCTCCGCCCACGTCACCGAGCGCAGTTGCGACTCAGAGTTGGCGCTGATGATGACCGAGCCGCCAATGCGGGTTGTCAGCATCCACAGCACCAGCCAGCTTACCAGCGCCGACTTGCCGATACCCCGGCCGCTGCTGACCGCCTCCCGCAGCGTGGTCAGTATGTCGCCCTTGTTGCTTTGTACGTGCGTTTTGAGGTCGCGCAGCACCTCGCGCTGCCAGCGGCGCGGGCCTTTGAAGTTCGCCAGCGGGGTGTTTTTCTGCCCCCACGGGAAGGCCAGCAGCACGAACGCCTCAGGGTCGTCTTTGATCTGAGGCGACCATAGCTCGACCATGAGCTTTTGCTCATCTTCTGATGTGTAGATTGGTTTTTGCATCAGACGTCTATTACTAAGCCGTCAGCGACGCGGGAGCGCGCCTGCTCTAGCGCGGTGAGGATGCTGATCTTCTGGTACACGTCCACACTGATCTCCGTCTTGGCCGTCCAGCCGTGGACGTGCTGGAGGATCGCCAGACTAGCCTTGGCATCGCCGTTCTCAGACGCCTCGTTCAGTTTCATCGCGTGTCTGAGTTCTGAGTCCGCGCGGCCCTTCTGCGCGGCCAGTTCGGCCAATGGGTCAAATTGGCACAATTGCCGGTACTCAACAGGTAGCATCCCAGACGCCAGCGCTAGTGAATCACCCTTTAACCCCATTAAAGCAGATTTATATATAGCCTCTAGCCGAGCCTCTGTTGCCTCGATGCGCGGGCGTACTGCGAGCGGTAGTGATTTCATCAGCATCTTTATACCAGAAATAGTGCCAATGTTGCCTATTTAAAAAAAAATTGTTCACAGACCCTACACCCACACACACACCGGCCGCAAGGCCCTACCCCCCGCCATGCTGCACCGCACCATCGGCAGGCAGGCAGGCAGGCAGGCAGAGCCAGGCAGGCAGAGCCAGGCAGGCAGGCGATGGCCAGGCAGGCAGGCAGGTGATGGCCAGGCAGGCAGGCAGGCAGGCAGGCAGGCAGGCAGGCAGGCAGGCAGAGCATTGGCATTCTAGGCAATGGCCGAACCGGTTGCCTAGAATGCCCATCCTTGTATGCGCGGGTTTTTGGCGGGGGGGTGCGGATAGGCACTCTAGGCACTCTTGGCAAGTACTTTTCAGTCGCTCCGCAAACGCAGCAGTTGTCATATCTTGCTGTTATTTGATTTTTTTAAGGGTATCAACTATACATTACCTAGAATGCCAATCGCCCTATGAGAACAGCAAGATATCAATATGCCAATCCCTTGCTTTTTATGCGCCGCGCCACCACCCATAAAATATATCTTGCATCATGCTGCATTGTGCTATATACTAGAATCTCACTAACTGAACCGGAACTAAAATGAAAATTGAAATCGCCACTGTTATTGCTCTGTTTGCTCTGCTAATTACTTACTTTGTTCAGCTTGCGCACGTCATCAATTTAATCTAATCCACCATGCGCGCCGCCTGGCGCGCATGAATCTAATTTAAAGGAAACAACATGAATCAACTATTCTCGATTTCAAGCAATGCCAAAGGGGTGAAAGGCGAAGCAATTGGCTTTTTAACCGGTATCCTCTATCTGGCGCCAGCGAAGCTTAGCGGGTACCAAGTGTGCCCAATGGCGGAAATTGCAGGGTGCGAGTTGCCATGTCTGAACAAGGCAGGACTAGGTGGCGTGTATACGTCAATCCAGAAAGCGCGTATCGCCAAGACAATACGGTTCTTTGAAAACCGAGAAGCTTTTATGTCGTGCGTCGTGTATTCGATTCGGGCGCTGGTCCGCTCTGCAATCAAGCAGAATAAAATTCCACTTGTACGCCTGAACGGTACGTCAGATATTCGGTGGGAATTGATTCCGGTGACGATAGACTATATTGATTACGCTAACATTTTCGAAGCTTTTCCGGACATTCAATTTTACGATTACACCAAAATCGCAAACCGCAAAAGCTTGCCGGCAAATTATGACCTTACGTTTTCGTACAGCGGCCTGCCAAGCTTTGCGCCGTACGTTAAAACGGCGCAAGCTGCGTTAATGAGAATCGCGGTAGTCTTTCGCACGGTGGCAAGCATACCGGCCACTTTTCAAGGTTTAGAGTGTATCGGCGGAGACAATTCCGACGTGCGCCACATAGAACCGCAAAATGTCGTCGTCGCCCTGTACGCTAAAGGTCCGGCCAAGCGCGACGCATCCGGTTTTGTAGTCGACTAACATCCAGCCAACCGGTCCAGGCCCGCGCATGCGGGCTTTTTTTTTGCCCTAGGCGCAGGCGATGGCCGCGGGCGATGGCGACGGCCACCGGCGACGGCCACCGGCGACGGCGACGGCCACCGGCGATGGCGACGGCCACCGGCGACGGCGACGGCCACCGGCGACGGCGACGGCGACGGCGACGGCGACGGCCACCGGCGACGGCGACGGCCACCGGCGACGGCCACCGGCGACGGCCACCGGCGACGGCCACCGGCGATGGCCACAGGCGCAGGCGACGGCCACAGGCGATGGCCACAGGCGCGGGCGATGGCGACGGCCACCGGCGATGGCCACAGGCGATGGCCACAGGCGCAGGCGATGGCCACAGGCGCAGGCGATGGCCACAGGCGCAGGCGATGGCCACAGGCGATGGCGATGGCGATGGCTGCAGGCGATGGCCGCAGGCGCAGGCGATGGCGACGGCCACTATCGGCGCCAGCGTATCAATAGTTATTATTCATTATGATGCATAGCAGTATCGTGTATGATGCAGTTTCACCCTCAACGAAAGGAAACGAAAATGCTGGATTTTGACGAAGTGATGGCCGCAGCCGAGCGCGACGACGGCACAGGCTTTTGCATCGAGTGTGGCGCCGAGGCGGACGGCATCGAGCCGGACGCGCACGGCTATGAGTGCGAGTCGTGTGGCGCGCATGCCGTGTGCGGCGCCGAGGAAATATTACTGTGAGGCCGCTCAAGGGGCATCCGTATCATGCGCGCACGCTCGCCGAGTTGCGCTACATCATCAAGGATGCCGGCGAGGCTGCGCTTGCAATGCGCGACCACAGTCCGGCAGCGGAACTGAAATACCTTGATCAGGTGAATGACGCCTGCACAATAATTCACTACAGGAAATCACAATGAAAATTCATACCGCAAAACACGCTTTTCCAATTTCCGCCATCCTTGAGGCCGACCGGCATTTGTGCAACCTGAACTATGCGGGCGATCGCCTCACGCCGATTGTGGGCAAGGTAGTGCGCTTGGCTACGCTGGTAATCCTACCGGGGCGCTGGCCCGGCGACTGGCACGATCTCCCTGCAGGGGCCGCAGTGCGGCTGGTAAGCATTGGCAATCCCGCCACTTGTTCTGTTTTTGAGATTGAGCAATCATGAACGCCCTCGGCTGGGGCGGTATCCGCATGATCGGGAGTTACGATAGCGACGGCGCGTGGTATCCGCGCGACGACGTCGCGGCGTACTTTTCGTCCATCCGCATGCCCTCGCGGGCATGGCCGCACAGCTACGCGAAAGCGGCGCAAACGGCCAAGTTTGCGAAGTGGCTCATTATCAACCGGCCGGAACTGGCCGTTAAATTAGGGGTTACATCATGAGCGACAAGCAAACAACCTTGCACCTCGCCGACGCCGGCGGCCGTATCGGCGTTGATGAGTTTGACGACGGCGTGTGGTTTTCGTTGGGCGTCAAACAGGCGTCAATCCACGTCGTCCTGACGCCCGACGAGGCGCGTCAGTTAATTGAGGCATTAGAGAAGGTGATCTCATGAAAATTGTAAATTTGTATGATCTGTTTCAGAATCCTACCCGCGCGCCGGGTTGGCAAGTCTGGCGCGGCCGAGATCTGCTGGCCGTTTTTAGCACACGCGCCGCCGCACGCGCGTATGTCCGAGGCGACGCGTGAGCGGCCGCACGTCGGCCGCCGTTGAGCATGCCCTGAGCCTGATCCGGGGCGGCATGACGGCGTACGCGGCCGCGAAAGCGGCCGGCATCGCTCTATCTACAATATACCGGTGCGCCGGGTACAAGGAGATTAAAAATGCTCGATCCACAACTTGAGGACGACCGCGACGTCGACGTCTGGGAGGCGTTCTGCTGGCGCACGGCAATGCGCGCCGGCGCCGGTCACCCTGACGATCTACGCGACATTGTCAACGCACTGTACTACGATTCGCCCCTGCTGCTGACGCTGGTCCATGGCATATGCGCGCAGGATCCGGCGCGCGACACGACGATAGAGCATGCACTCAGACTTTTTATTGAAACCGGCATTACTGCGATGGCCGATAACTGGATGGAAGAACATGAATACCGCGACTGATTGGGTTTTTGGTTTGGCCGCATGTGCGGCGCTGGCGTTGATTTTTATCTGGGGGATGCTATGAACGAACGGGAAGCATACATCGCAGGCGATACCGTGCTGGCCGACGCGCTCGGCCGCATCGAAGACCTGCAACAGGCGCTCGGCGAGTCCGTCGCGCGCGAGCAGGAACTTGAAGCGGACGTCGAGCACCTGAAGCGGATCCTGCGCGACGCACTGGCGGACGACTGCTGGCGCGAGCGGGCCGAGGCGCAGCTATGCTGATCGTCGCGGTGCTACTCACGGCGGCCCTCGTGGCCATACTCTTAGACCTTTAATAACAAACGGCCCTTTCGGGCCGTTTGTTTATTTGACGATAGACAGTGTGGCCGGCGGCGGCGCGTCGATCATGCGCCGCAGGTCGGACTTGCTGTAATGTCGCAAGTCAGGCGCGCAGAAAATATGCTTTTTTGTGGCCATGCCGACGGCCGCCAGGCGCCCGCAGTCGATCCAGCCCGCCTCTTTAAGCGCGTGCAACAAGGCAGCCTGCGGCACCTTGACGCCGGCCGCCACGGCCAGCCGGTCGCAAATGGCGTGGAATGGCGAGCCAATGGCGCCGGTCTGGAAGTCACCCTTGCGGCCTCGCATCTGCTCGACCAGATACGATTCGGCCATCGACATACCGTGTTCGAGCAAATTTTCCTTGAATTCGGTCATGGCCGGGGCGGCGGCCGGCTGGAACGCTGACACGTCGCGGCGGTCAAGCCAGCCGGTGATCGCAGCAAAGCCGCCGGCCTGATACCACGTCCACAGCTTGGCGGCCGCTGCCGGCGCCATGCGGGGCGCGGCGGACCAGATGGCAAACCAGCGCCGGTCTTGCGACGCGAGGCTAATCGGGACCGAGTCGTTGCTGAACGCCAACACGAAACAACGGTTTATCATCTGGTACGGATGCAAGCCCTTTCTGTTGATCGGGATCATTTCGGGCGGGGCGGCGATGATGGGCTTCAGTTTGTTGGCCAGCGCGCGCCGCTCGCGGGCGTCTGGCTCTTTCAGTTCGTTCAGGATGATGATCTCCGCCTCCAGTTCGTAGCCCCACTGGCTGCCGAGCGTGTCGTTGTCGAGCATGCCCCTGTTGCGTAGCGCCGGTCCGCAGACAGCCCACAGCATAGGCGCCCACATGGTGTCTTTTCCGCAGCCCTCATCACCGGCATGCAGGACGGCGTGGTTGATCTTGATATTAGGGTGCTGCCGTTTGAACGCCATGATGTCATACAGGTGCTCGCGCTCGGACGCGATAGGCACCATCGCCTCACAGTGGGCCAGCCATGGCGACACGTCGCCCTCGCCACCGGCGGGGCGGGCGTCGCGCCAGCGATTGCCATACACGTCGCCGTTGCGGTGGCACAGGGTAGACTCGCCCGGCGCGTAAGTGATGCCGACCAGCGCCGGAGCGCCCTCTTTCTGGCGGTTTTCATCGTAACAGACCGCGGCCTCGATTTTGCGGTC